GATGGGAGTTTAAACTTCATGTCTTTTGGTTTTTTGTGTTGTATTACTTTTATATCTTTGAGATCGGGATTGTCTTGAACTTTCTGTATATTATTTGGAAACTTATTGGATATTGGTTTATTAGCAAACTTCTTTGGATCTGTTGACCCCTTCTGACCAACTCGGTCGTCGGGTTGTTTTGCTTTTCTCTTTGGTTTATTTGGAGAAGGGTTTTTCTTTACTTTCGTTGGCTTTGGTTTTTGTGTATCACCAAGTTTTCTCCTAATCGGTTTTGGTTTCTCTTGAACCTTTGGTTTTGGTTTTGGTTGTGGTTTGGGTTTTGGTTTCTCTTCAACTTTTGGTTTTGGTTTTGGTTTTGGTTGTGGTTTAGGTTGTGGCTTTGGTTGTGGTTGAAGTTTTTTCTTTCTTTTAGCATCTTCCTCTAATGCTTGTTTTTTAATTTCTCTGATTTCCTTTTTCTTCTTCTCTTCTTTAACTTTCTTTCTCTCCGCTTTCTTTTGTATCTCCAAATCAGTAGCAACTTTCTTTTTTGGGGCATCGTCCATGGTTATTTTTTGTTTGAGATCTTTAAACCTTAATTGTAATGTTTGTTTTTGGTGATTAACAACATAACCATTTTTATTTATAAGTTTTATTATTTCCGGTTGTGTAGCACCAGTCGGTATTTTTATTGTATACAGTTTGTTATGAGCTTTCACGAGTTTCCTTAATTCCGGTGATGTCAACTGACCTTTCAATTTACCCGATTTATATGGCATCTTTATTATATAAATATAAAATAAATATCTATGATAATGTATAAAAAATGCCAAAAAATAATACCATTATTGACAAATCACACAGCAAGAAAGAACTTCTTTTTCTTATTGATTATTTTAATATACCTACGGGATTATCTCAAAAGAATAATAAATATGAGATCGCTACTAACCTATGGGACATTATATCTAAATTAGATTATATCTCTATACCAAAAGAAAATCAATATCTCATTAATGATGTCAAAGATTTAAGAAAATATCTAAAAACAAGAAACCCAAAGAAAGTATTAAGTGTTAAAGAAAAAGATGCCATAACATTTAAAGCAAATAAGGTAATTCATTATTGTAAAAATGGATATAATATTACTGAAAGTTTTTTTGAAGACATGATTGAACTATATGACACGGCGTCACATATTTCAAAATATGGTGATTTACCTATCGTGAGAAAAGCAGTAAACCTTATCATGTATGATCCCAAAAAATTATACAATATTAAGTTAAATATTTCTCCGGATATGATGAATGAACTTCATGTGAGAAAGAAATTAAAGACGAAGGCTAAACATATTAAATGTGATATTAAACATGGGATTTTTGTTATTGATTTTGATTAAACCAAAATGGCACAGAATAAAGGTTAAGAATGCCAATATGGTTTAATATTTATATAAAAGAATAAATAAAAATGTTTTTGCCAAAATGGTTTAGTGCGTTTTTTTTAAAGTATTTTTATAATTTATTAAGTATAAATAAAAATGAGATACTTTGTTTTGAATGCTTATGATGACAGATCTGAAAAATATAAACATGATGATCGCTATGAATTAATTAAACCAACACATTATAAAGATATATCTGTTGATGTTATGGATGAATATTATTTTAAGTTATTTCCAAAAGAAGATTTTAAGAGAAAAGTTATATCATGTGCCGAAGGTCATAAATCATTATTAAAAAAAATTATTGATGAAGATTTAAAAGATGTTGTAATATTAGAGGACGACTGTGTATTGGATATTGAAAAACTTGAATTGGCTATGGAGTGTGGTTTAAAATTAAATAATTTCACATATCTTGGAGGATGGATGACATCATTAAAATTATATGAAGCAAAGGACTTTCAAGAAGAGAAAAAAAATGATATAAGAAAATCATTAAGACATAATAGCATTAATAAAATAGATTATGAAAAGTTTAAGATTTCCCATGCTTGTTGCTACTTCATACCCAATAAAGATATAGCCCAAACAGTATTAAATAATATTCCCCATTTTAAAAAATGTCGTGCGATTGATACAGAGTTTATGGGTATTCAAAAAAAAGGATTAATAACTGATTTTTATTATCCGGCTCTCGCCACATTACATATCAAAGATGCCAAAAAAGGTTTTAATTATTCATCATATAAACTCCCCGATGGCAACCAACAATTTTATTGAAGGGTGCGTTTTTTTTAAATTATTTTTTTTCTATGTTTAAGTATAAAATGGATTACTTAAAACTAAATAAAGATTTGGATTTTGGATTTAAAAGTGAAATGACTGCCAAAGATTATCTTGAAAAATATTTTGATTGTCAATTAAAGAACACCAATATTGATGATGGTGATAAGTTTAATAAGTTTGATTTCAGAGGTGTTTTAAAGAATGGGAGAAAATGTAAAATAGAATTGAAAACGAGGAGATGTGAGTTTGGTGATTATCCGGATTTACAGTTTGAACTCGGTAAGATTGAGAAGGCTATTGAACTAATAGAGCATGATGATTATGAATGTTTTTTTGTTTGGAGATGTATTAAGAAAAACGGTCAATTCAATAACTGGGGAGAAGATGGTTTTTATGTGTGGTCGTTTAATGATGATGAATGGTTCAAAGGTGAAGGTGGAAGAGTTGACAGAGGAAAAAATGAATGGAAAATGTTATGTAAAATTAAAAACCAATATATTAAGAAGATGTTTTAACATATACATCTTTGATTGTCTCTATATCAGTCCCCATTTTGTTTGATAATTTCTTTTCTATCTCTTTGACATCTTTAAGTAAATCACTCGCAACTATTTTTCTTATGATTGTTGTGCTGATATTCTTATTAATATATTTTTTACTCGTCTTGATTAACAATTGCGATATACTATTTCTTGATAATGGAAATAGTGTATCTCCAACACCTAATTTATTTATCCTCATATACATTCTTATAATCTTTTCAAGAGGCTTTGAAATCTTTATCTTTTTTTCTAAATATTTTTTACTCGTTTTATAATCGTTTAAAATGAACATGAGAGAACCTTTTTCAATTACTAAATAATTATCATCTTTCTTCTCTGTATCACTTAAAGAATTATAACCCTTCTTCCCTATTATCTTCATATTAGAGAGATCGTTTCTCATAGGGTTCTCAATTAATATAGAGAGGATCGTGTATGCCATTAATAATTTATTTTCTGTTGGAGAGATTGTATCTTTCTTTTTTAATTTTGGAATATTTAAATCTTTTCTTATCATTTCAATAAATGCTCTTAACTCTTCAATAGAGATAAATGAGTTCTTCTGTTTCTCTGATATGACACCCGAGGATTGATTTTCAAGGTATTTAGCATTAAGCTCGTCTCTTATATTATTATATTTCTCAATTAATTCTTTATCTTTACCTAATGCCATGAGTAAAATAATTATTGAATTATAATAATTTCTCTGTGTTGTGAAATGTTTTTCACTTAATTTCTCTTTAACTTTGTCAAAATCTTTTAGAAATCCAAAATCATCTTTCTCAAATATTTTTTGAAGTTTGTTAAGGTTTCCTACATACATTTTGATTGTGCTGTCTTTAATATTTGGTCTTGCTTCTTTAATTTTTTCGGTCAAGTTTTCTTTATTCATTTTATATAAACATAGATTTTAATTTAAAAATAATCTAAAAAAAAGGATATTATTTTTATCATATGTTTTGGTGATATGATAAACTTTAAAAAAAATGATTTTATCGTAGGGATTTTTATTTATAAGGGGTATATAAGGAAAAATGTATTTACTGGAAGAATACTTCAATCTGTCCGGTATTTTTATCCATGGTTAAGGTTCTCAATACTTCTTGATAAACCATTTGTGTATATGTTCCATCCGGTAATCCACCTTTGACATCACCATTAACACCACCAGCGTTCATGTGGAGATCAATACCTTTTGTGCCAACTCTCTCACCTCTATTGAGACGGAAGGCTTGCCAAAATTGAGATCCAGCAAGACCCCCCAACTGGGTTCTCCCTTCATAATGGAAATCGGATGAAGTGGCATCAACAATAGCACTTCCATTATCGCTGTATACCTCACGAGGAGTGTGGTAATGTCTCTTATCAGCATCATAAAGATTGAAGAAATGTCTTGAATTATTTTTCACATTTAGAGGATATAAAAATCTCTCATTAAAAAATAAATTACTCTCTAAAACTCCCGATGATCTTACCGCACCATGATCCGCAGTTCGGGGCTTCGTCATTCCTACTGCTTGATATTTATTTAAGATGGCTTGTTCTTTATTACCGGTGGGAACATAAGCACTATAAACCTTTGTCACAATCCTTGAAGAACCACCAATATTACGGGTGTTGACTTGGGCTGTATCATTAGCACTACGCGTCACAACACCAGTCGTGCCGTCTGTGTCGGTTTTTGCCGTGATAGTCTGTTTGGATAATATATAATCAAAATACCCCATCTCACTTGGTTCGGCATCTTTCATCTGTTGTAGAGATTGAGTGGGATAGAAAATATGATCGCTAATTAATTCCACCGAGTTCTGATCTATAAGGAACTCCCTATCATTCTTACCATCTGCCTTTTTGGTTAGACATACTCTGTCTCTTATGGTCGGTGTGAAATAAAGTTCAATCTGTATCCTATCGCTTTCAA